GGAACGAGAACCTTACTGGAACTACATGGGACGTAGGTTAAATGAGTCGATTCCTATGGACACAACTTTGATGTATCAAAGAGAAGTCTTTGAATTACAGAAGACTCTTCAGCAAGCATTGATAAGGCAAAAAGAACTTGTAGATCAAGCACACGCACTCAAAAGAAAAGTTGCACTACTAGGTGGTGATGAGAGACAATTAGAAATGGATTTATAATGCCGACATATACATTTTATGATGCACAGCTCCGAAAGGAGTGGGATGAAGTGATGACAATTTCTGCCAGAGGGCAGTATTTAGAAGACAATCCCCATATACAACAAATTATTAAACCTGTAGCAATTGCAGGAGATCATCTTATGGGCATTGGTCCTAAAGTAGATGGAGGATTCACAGAGAATATGCAAAGAATTGCCGCTGCTCATCCTGATTCTCCCCTAGCAGACAAATATGGAAGTGGTAAGTCTAATGCTCAAATCAAGGCAAGAAATGTTATTAACAAATATAAATAATAGTGGTACATGCGAGAAATCGAACTTCAGCACTGATGCACAGCATCCAAAGAAGCTGGGAAGTCCCTCCGCATTTGTGCCATTAGAAAGGGGGGTAATGCGATATCCTTTATCCCCCTTTCACTTTCAATACGTATGTGATTTGTATGAAACAACAGAGGATTTAAAAACATGGCGAGCAAGAAAAAAAATAAAGAAATTGGTGCGAGTAGCTTAGTTGCCATCAAGCATATCACAGACAATCAAAAGATAGTCTTTGATACGTGGAAGAAGGGCAAGAACCAATTTCTTTTTGGATCAGCAGGAACTGGAAAGACCTTTGTCTCTCTCTACCTTGCTTTGAAAGATGTGTTGGATTTAAAGACACCTTATGAAAAGGTGGTTTTGGTACGATCTCTCATACCTACTAGAGACATAGGATTTCTTCCAGGAGATGAGGAAGACAAGGCATCATTGTATCAGGTTCCATATATGAACATGGTACAGTTCATGTTTCAAATGCAAAATGAACAACAGTTTAATACACTCTACGATAGACTCAAAGGACAAGGGACTCTATTCTTCCTATCAACTTCATTTTTAAGGGGGTTGACATTTGATAATTCAATCATTATAGTAGATGAATGTCAGAATTTAAATTTCCATGAATTGGATACTATTATTACGAGGGTAGGACAAGACTCAAAGATAGTTTTTTGTGGTGATTTTGATCAGACAGATTTGGTTAGACAAAATGAACGAAATGGTTTACACGATTTTCTCAGAATTTTAAGTGAGATGGAAGAATTTAATTGTCTAGAGTTTACTATAGGTGATATAGTACGGTCAGGGTTTGTCAGGAACTACATTATTAATAAAATGAAATTAGGAGTTGGAGTTGAGTAATGACCGAAGTAAATCCTAACGAAAATTTTGAAGTTAGTATTAGAGTTTTAGGTAATGAAATATTTGCTCTTAAAATGGAGACAACTAAAACATCTAACAAGTGGATGTTTGCATCTATAATTACACTTGGGTTGTTGATATGGGGCATTTCTTTATTTGGACCAACTATAGTGACATTTATGAAAGGTATTGGAGCATAAAATGAATAAGATTGATGAATACAAGAAGAAGATTAATTGGGATGTCTGGGCAGATGTAACTTCCAAAGTTACACATCGTGTTAGTGATAAAGTATGGGATTATGATAAGATAGATGCCCAACGCAATGAAGAATGGAATGGCATACATAAACTTGTAACAGACCATGCAGTAGAGAAACGTGTAACAGCAGAGGAAATTGCTAAACGTAACTCTATATTTTATAATCACAGAGAAATTAACAAATAGAGGATAAATATGAATATTGAAAAATTACAGGAAGAATTAGAAAATGATGAAGGTGTTAAATATGAAGTATACCTTGACCATCTCGGTTATCCTACCTTTGGTATCGGCCATCTTATTACTGATGATGATCCTGAGTGTGGAGCCGCCGTCGGTACAAAAGTCGATAGTGATAGAGTTAAAGAGGCCTTTGAAACCGATGTCGAATCAGTTCTGTCCGACTGTGACCGACTTTACGTACAGTTTGAACATTTGCCCGAAGAAGTCAAATTAATCATTGCGAATATGATGTTCAATATGGGACGTACCCGTCTGAGTAAATTCAAGGGTATGAAACGTGGTGTAGATGCAAGAGATTGGAATGCCGCCGCAGACGAGATGGTAGATAGTGCTTGGTATAGTCAAGTACCAAACCGTGCAAAAAGATTAGTAAAGAGAATGAGAAGTGTATGACCTTTAATCATGAACCAGTGGAGTTGCCCACTATAACAGCAACAACAACAGACGGTGTTCGTCTATATGAAACACCAGAAGGAAATTTTTATCCTTCAATCACTACAGTTTTGTCTGTAAAAAGCAAACAAGGATTATCTGAATGGAGAAAAAAAGTAGGCAATGAGGTTGCTAACTATGTTTCTGGCAAGGCCGCATCTAGAGGAACTAAGGTTCATCTTATGTGTGAAGATTATCTCAATAATATGTCCACTAATTTCCCATCAAAATGGGAAAAGCATAAAAAGGATTTCCTTCCTTATTGCTTGTTCGGACAACTAAAAGATAAAGTGTTGTCAGATATAGATAACATCCATGCACAAGAGGCAGGACTCTATTCTGATAAATACAAGGTAGCAGGAAGAGTAGACTGTATTGCAGAGTACAATGGTGTACTTTCTATTATAGATTTCAAAACCTCAACCAAAGAACGCAAAGACGAATGGAATGAAAACTATTACATTCAATGTTCTGCTTATGCAGAGATGTATGAGGAAAGAACTGGTACAGAGATAGAACAGATTGTTATTCTGTGTGTAACCGAAGATGGCACTGTGCAAGAGTTTGTAAAAGAGAAGTTTGACTATTTGGATGCGTTAACAGAAACCGTTACGGAATGGAGAAACCAAAATGAAACACCTAGCAGTAATACTGGCAGTGTTTCTGTTGATGGGATGTCAAACAACTGATACATTACCACCCGCCGAAGCATCTACCACAAAAATAGAAGCAGACGAAAAATTAGCAAAAGAGTCTCAAGCACCAAAAGAAAAAGCAGAGCACGAAGGAAAGAATCCAAATAAACCAGAATTTGGACAGCCTGGTACAACAGTGGTTACAACACAAAAACCTCTTATGTGTGGAGATCCTACATATGTATTAAATTCTATTACAAAGAATTCTGGAGAAGCACCTTTCGCAATGTGGAAAGATGCACAATATGGATATCCAGTAATTATGCTTTATAACAAGAAAAAGAAAACGACCACAATTTTAGAATATATTCCAGGTTATGCGTGTTTCCTTTCAGTAGGAGAGAATGTACATATACAGGGAGTAGATTTTTCTTCTAAAACGGATGGAATTTCTGTTGAAAGAGGGTTGACAAAATCTCTAGGAAGTGCTATAAATATAGTACAGTTTGATGATGCAAATTGAAGACTGAACTGGACGAGGGTGCAATTCCCTCCGCCTCCACCAAAAGGAGATTAGTGTGGAACAGATATTGATAGGGGAACAAGATGAAGAACCCCTTAGTACGAGAAGTAAGTAAGTGGATGTTTAGAACATATATTCTTTGGAGTATATGTGCAGATATTACTTTACTTGCTGGTATAATATATCTAATCTTTTTTTGATGGGGGCGAATTAGGATCGACAGGCAGGGATAAATGAGTGGAGAATTGTCGGATGACTCCGTTATTGGTCAAAACACTAAACGCAAACGATAACTTTGCATATGAGGATTTCGCACTAGCTGCGTAATCAGATCGGAGTTTCGGGATGTACTTGGCAACAGAAACATCCCATTTCACATTAACGCACTAAGGCGAGTGTGATCTTATTAACACGGAAAGGATATGATGCGGAAGTTAGACACCATAAAATGTCCGTTTATTCATTTGGTGTAATGAACATCAGGGGTCACTCCCTAATAGGTGCGTGTGGGGTCCACGGTTAACCCCACACTTTTATAAGGAATATAAATGAGTTTATTGAACACCCCCAAGACCTTCACATTGGAAATTGAGAACATCGTGAAGAATAAAGAAATTTCTCATATGGAAGCAGTTTTATGGTATTGTGATAAAGAGGGTATAGAACCAGATACGGTTAATACCCTTATTTCAAAAGGATTGAAAGAAAAAATTGAAGCAAATGCTAGAGAGTTAAACTTCTTACCAAGACAAGCACAATTACCAGTTTAGGAGACAACATGTTTGCAGTATTATTAATTTTTCCCATATTATTCTTTTCCACTAATAAAGATTTTTTTGATCAGGTTGAAATAGAAAAAGAGTTGGGGGCAGAGTGGCACTATGTAGGCAAGTCTGCACTTGACCCAACAGCAAAGGCAGTTTTACCTTTACAGCACGAAGGTGGAGAGCCCCACATTTATTATAAATTGAAGATGCCTAAAGATGGAACTACCACTAACTGATTCTTTCCAACCTGTCTGGAAACAGAAATTGGCAGTCCCAAGAGCACAGTATATGGATTG